ATTTTTCCTGCACTCATCAGAATGTAAAAGAACTTTATATGGCACGTTTGCTCTATCTAAATATTTTGTTGTTTTAATAGATGATGCTCTATTATATGATGGTATATAAATGGGTATCATAATTCTTCGTTCAATTTTTCTTTTTCTTTTCTTAAAAAATCAAGAATCATATATCCTAAATAAACATCTTGCTGTTTCCAAAATTTAAACAACTCAAATGCTTCTTGGTAATGTTCTTCTTGAAATACAACTTCTATTGCTCTACGAGTTTCACGTTCTAATGAGTCTAATTTTTCTTCAATATCATCATCATCATCAAGAACAGAATAATCAATGTCTTTTATTTCTACCTCTGATGGGTCAAATCCTAATATACTTACATCAAAATCAAGTTCTTTTAATGCGTCAAGTTCCATTCTTAATATCTCTTGGTCCCACTCAGCATTAGTTGCAATTTTATTATCAGCGATAACGTATGCTCTTAACTGTTCTTCTGATAAGTTTGATACATCTATTGCAGGTATTTCAGTTAATCCTAATTCTTTTGCCGCTCTAGTTCTTCCGTGTCCTGCAACAATATGATTACCATTGATTAATACAGGATTAACGAAACCAAAATGTTCTATTGATTTTTTAATTTGATTTATTTGATAATCACTATGAACTCGACTGTTTTTATCATACGGAACTAAATCGTTTGGGTTAATTTGTTTTATTTCCATTCTATTTCCTTTTTAATTAAATTTTTTGGAAGGTTAATATAGTCTTGATATAAACATGATGTATATTCTGCATTTTTATAATATTTTTGCACATAACTGTTTGCAGCTGCGCAAGATTTAAAATGTCCTACGTATTCAGGATTATCCATATTCATATAAACTATTAATACATATTCAAACATTATCTATTTCTTAAACAATGTGTAACAGCATCTAACAATTCTTCTTCTGTTCCGAATCTTCTTTCAAATGCTTTTTCGCCAGCATGAATTGCTATTCCGTATCCGCCATGTTGATGATGCATTGGGCATAATGGGATTGCTTTATCCCAGCTAGATTTCATTCCCATACCAGCGTCAAATCTTGTGTGGTGAATCATAGGCTCACTATACCCTAATCCTTCACGTAAACAAACTATACATCCTATTTGATGTAGTTTATCGTAATGTTCTTTTTCTTGTTTTGTTTTTGCCATTTATTAAATCTTCCCATTCTTTAATATCTTTAATCATTTTTAAATATTGACTCGGTGTCAAAAATTTAGATTCATCATATTGAGGAAATGTTTTAGTTACTCCTTGTTTATTTTTTGTTTTAAATCTATATGGTAATGGTACACCATTTGAAAATTCTCTCAACATAATTAAATAAAATTCTTTTAAACTCATTCACCAGACCACCCCTGTTGAGCCGCCCACATTTCAATTTTTTCCATATAATCAGCAAACTCTTTGACTGATAATTTTGTAGTGCTTTTTAATACAGTGATAACTTCATCATTTATGACAACTTCACTTCTAAGAAATTGATATTTACACATATCATGTATTTCTTTTTGAGTTAATCCTAAATAATTACCAATGCTTGGATATAAATATCCCCATAACCTTTCATTCTGTTCATTACTTCTTTTTTCTGATTCTTCATATACTACTACTTTCCATCGTTTATTAAAATCAAGATTTTGAATTTTTTCTATTAGGAATGGTAGGTTTTGTTTTGTTAGATTCCATGGTCTCATTTTTATTTTTCCTAAATATTCTATCAAACTCGTTTTCAAATTTTTGCCTATCCGTAAATGGACGTGGTGAACTTCCTTTACCCATTATATCTCCATTCTTTATTTTGTTCTTGTTCCCAATATTTAAAAAAATATTGAGCACTTTCAATTTGAGATTCAATTTTTTTAATTTCAGATTTAGTTAAATTTTTCATGTTTTTATAAAAATCAGCAAGAGTATTAATTCCTTTATTTTTATATTTATTAGCAGTTATGATATTCCAATAAAATAAAACATCAATTTCTAAACCATCATTAACAATGCCATTTGTTTTTTTAAAATAATCATACAATTTCATTCTATTAATGTGTCTGTATTTATTTTCAATAGCATTTTTAACAGACTGTATTGTTGTTTCAAACTTTTCAGCAATATTTTCAACTTTTATTCCTGATTCATATAATTTAAAAATTTCCTCTTTTTTATAATCAATCCAATATTTACCACGTTTATTTCTTATACCATCTTCTTTTGTGATGATATGTTCTAATTCATGTATTTTTGATGTTAATATTTTACTCCTATCATGATAATTTTGTTTTAAAATTTCTCTTTCATTTTTATATTCATTTAACAAAGTTTTATATTCTTTTAATTTATAATCTTCAATAGTTTTAAATTCACTCATGATTAGTCCTCCAACAAATCGTATGCTTCAATAAAAAAATCTTCGCCGCCTTGGTCATTTCTACAACTTTCCCAACTGGCATTTTTAACATCAGCGATTGAATAAAAAGTAATTGAATCGACTTTTGCTCCAGCAATATAGTATCTATTCATATCTTCCGGTGTTTTAACATCTACTGCTAACTCTGTATTTTTTCCAAATAAATATGCTTCTTTGCCATTTACTGTAATCACTGTGAAATCAACAGGGCAACTGTCAATCCACATATTAAATATTTTGTCCATCATTATCCCCCTTATAATTTAATGCTTCTCTTGCAAATCTAACTGAAATTTCTGGATAGTGACCAGGATTCTGCATAATTTTTTTTGCCCATGCTTTTGGCTCAGGTTTTTTCATAACTGCAAAATTTTGTAAACACTCTTTAAACTTTTTTCTATTTTCTTCTGCTTTCGCAGGGTCAGATTTAAACTTAGGTAATGGAACAAAATCTTTAATTGGATTAACTTTGCATAGTTCAATAATTGAAGCTACGCTTGGCATAATTTTATACTTGTCTACATAATTATTAAATGCACGAGTAACAATATCAAAATCATATTTAGATAACTTACCCCACCATACTCTCATTTGGTCTGTGCTTGGTGATTGCTTTCCGTATAATGCCATAACTGTATCGAGCATATTTTTAAACTTTGCTTTATCTGTTTCTACCATTTTCTCGCCTCCAAAAAAAATTTATATAATTTAAATGCTCTTGCTGCTGTATATGGGAAATTTTGTTCATTAATTTCAAAATCATCTTTTGCTCTAATAAATTTACAAGCTGCAAAAAATATATCAATATCTTCCAAATGTTTTAATTTTTTCATTAAAAACCTACCTCCTCAGGTTCGTCTAACCATCTATGTTGATTAATGTATGTGCTAGGGTTTGGGATATAACCTTTCTTCCACTGTGATGATACTTCTTGCCATTGAATAGCTTTTATCACAGAATCAATGTCAGGTTTATTTTTTAACCATGCTTTTCTAGCTGCTTCTTTACCTACCTTTTTTGGATACATAATCCAAAATGCGTCAAATTGTATATCATAATCTGGTTTATGGTTTATGGTTATTGGTTTATGGTTATTGGTTTGCATAGCGTTCGGTATGCGTTCAGTATGCGACCGCATAGATTCCTTATCCCACCTTGCTTTTGCAGCCTTTGATGCTATATCACTTTTCTTTTGATACTCTTGAATCGTATCATCACACCGCTTATGAAAATAACCATTTTCAGTTTCCATAAAGAAATCCTGTAATACATTGGTAAGTGCATTTTTTTCCTCCTCAGTTCTGATTGATAAATACCTATGAATTTTATTTAAATCTTTTTCAATAGGTGCTTCGTCTAGATAATATTGGTCTAACAACTGACGGTATACGCCATGCTCTAACAATGTTAGATGAGCGGTATCACGTCTGTAATCGCCAATGTTATGATTGTAGTAGTGCAACATAATCCTCCTTAATAATACCTACAAAATAATTTTCTTCCTATTTTATCAAAAAAGCAATTATTTTATTTGCATATATTTTTCTATTTTATTTTTAGCATCTTCAAAGCCATATCCAACGACTGCTTCGTATCCCATACTGATTGCAATTTTTATAAATTCTTTTTGGTTATCGCTGAGTTTACCTTTTTTAGTTTTCATTTCTATAAATAGTCCATGAAATGTTCCACGTGGAACCATTAAAAATAAATCACTCACTCCGGATATAACACCTTCTTTTTTTAAAGTCATAGCAACTCTAATATGGCGTAACCCACCATTCGGTATAGCAAATAATGCCATTCTTAATAAAGGGAATCTTATACGAAACCACTCAACTACCGCTACTTGCTCGTTATGTTCAGTCATTTATAAAATTTATCAAAAGTAAATGTTTGATTTAAAAAATAATCTTTTATTTTATCAGAAATAGGAACATAGTATTCATATGGTTAAATATTTTAAGGAGGTAAATAATCATGTTTCATTC